TGGCTAACAATGACAGACGCGGGAGCAATAGCACTAACTAGACGCCTTGCTTACGCTTTAGATACAAGCTTTAATACTGGCGAGCTTAAAGAAGTGCCTGCACTTGCGGCAAGGTTTACCCAAATACTGGCACAATTACATTTAACCGTGGAAACACGCACACAGGGCAACAAGGAAGAAGAAGCTAATGGACTTGGATACGTCAAAGACTATTTACGGGTTATCGAAGCCACGCCTACAAAGTCCAAGCCAAAACCTGCCTAGCGCTGGTCAAGTTGTAATAGACCTAGCCGAAGAATTTGGGCAGCCGCTCCTACCCTGGCAACAGTATGTAGCCATGGACGCTTTACAAATGACACCCGACGGCAAATGGGCTAAATCTAATGTTGGTATTTTGGTAGCACGCCAAAATGGAAAAACGGCGCTTATGCGCCAAGTCTTTTTGGCTCACCTGTACGTCTTTGGTAGTAAGCAAATTATTGCTATGGCTCAAACGCGCCAGCTAGCTTTGGACACTTTTAAACAAACGGTAGACCTAGCCGAAAGCCTGGACTGGACTCGAAAAAGGATTAAGCGGGTAAGTCGTACCAATGGGCAGGAAGAATTGGAAGTTTACTGCCACCATTACCCAAAGAGCTGCACGGAGAAATGCCAAAGAATTAGAAAGTACAGTATTAGGGCGGCTACGTCTGAAGGCTCACGCGGTAGCACGGCAAATTTACTTTATGTAGACGAATTGCGAGAGATTAGCGAAGAAGCATGGCAGGCAGCTGTGCCATTGACCCGAACTACAGGCGGGCAGACATGGACTACTTCAAACGCAGGTAGCGAAGCCAGCACAGTTTTAAACGGATTACGAACCCGCGCCCTTATGAACCAATCGCCCCGAATGGGCTGGTATGAGTGGAGCGCTCCCGAAGGCTCACAGGTGAACCCGCCAGACATTAGAGCAATACAACAGGCTAACCCAGCTCTTGGACATTTAATAGACCTTGAAAGTATTTTAGACAGCGCCAAATTTGACACCAAAGAAGCCTTTCAAACGGAATCTTTGTGCTTATGGGTTTCGTCAATGTCCAGCCCATGGAGCATAGAAAAATGGAATGAAGGCGAACGCCAAATAACTATGGTAGACGACTTGCCTACATACATGGGATTAGATTTAAGTTTTAACCGCGAAAAAGCGTATTTGGTAAGTGTACAAGTACAGCCCGACGATAATTTAGCCGTGTTCGTTCATGAGTGGCACAAAGACGGCGGAATAAATGACGTTATCTTAGCTGGGGAAATAGCGGAACTTGCCAGGAGATTTAACCCGCGTGTTGTAGCTTATGACCCGAACACAGCTGGCTTTATCGCCCCACACCTTGCCCGCGCTCAAGTGCAGACCAGCCCTACACCCTGGAGCGGGGCTAATTTTGCAATAGCGTGCGACCAGACACTAAACGCCATGAATAGCGGCAGACTAATCCACGCGGGACAGGAAGTTATGCACGAACACTTAGTAGCCTGCGCCAGAAGACCAGCAGGCGACGGCGGCTGGAGAATTGCCCGACGCGCCGCGACTAACCCAATTAGCGCAGCTGTAGCTTTAGTTATGGCAGTCGGACACGCTACCACGCCGCAACCCGAAGCTGTGATAATCTCGGTATGACCTACAGGTCACCTTGAGAGTCGCGCCTAGCGCTATGAGGGGTCAAGAACTTACTGGACGTTAGGCGCGACACGGTGAACCGCGTTACAAATCGTTGCATTATTCGCAATAGTTGTATTACTGGCGCATACTGGCACTATGGGTTTACTAGATGTATTTTCGCTTACGTCTGAAATAAAGGCAGCCGAACCAGCAACGGTTACAGCTGCAATAAATGTTTTGCCAAGCCAAAATTTCGCGCCTATGTTTATGTCGCCTTATACGACACGGCAAGAAGCTATGGAAGTACCAGCGGTAGCTAGAGCGCGGTCTATTATCTGCGGCACAGCTGCAAGCCTTCCATTACACGCTTATAACAAAACCACTAACGCTAAAGTTTATGGGCGAACAATTTTAGAGCAGCCAGACCCAGCACTTCCTACAGCCGTTACCATGTCTTACACTTTTGCAGACTTGCTTTTTGACGACGTCGCTTATTGGCAGGTTTTGGAAGTATCGCCAGAAGACGGACGCCCTACCAGAGCCAGGCGCATTGACCCATTACGGGTAAGTTATCAAACAGACGGTTTAACAGGAATTGTTATTGACGGCTTCTGGGTAGACGGTAACCAAGTCCCTATGTCTGGCGTAGACTCACTAATCGTTTTTTACGGTCTAGGAACTGGCGGAATTTTAACCCGTGCAGGGCGCACAATTAAGACCGCACTAGACCTAGAAAAAGCCGTAAGCCGTATGGCAGAAGAACCTAACCCTGCTATGTACATTAAGAATAGCGGCGTAGACCTTCCAGCTGCTCAAGTTTCAAGCCTTCTAGCTAACTGGAAAGCAGCCCGCGCTCAGCGCTCAACCGCTTACTTATCTGGAAACCTTGAAGTCCAGACTTTCGGCTTTGACGCTACACAAATGGAACTAAGCGCTAACCGTATGAACACGGCTACCGAAATAGCCCGCCTTATGAACATTCCAGCGTGGTATCTAAACGCGGAAAGCACTTCTAGCACCTACAGCAATACCTTGCAGGAACGCCGCTCACTTATTGACCTTTCGCTTATGCCATTCCTTATCGCCGTAGAACAGCGCCTAAGCATGGACGATATAACCCCAATGACCCAACGCGTGCGCTTTGAAGTCGAAGAATATTTGCGTGGTACAGCCATGGAGCGTATCGAAGTGATTGGGAGAATGTTAGAGCTTGGACTTATTGACATTGACGAAGCCCGAGAAATGGAAGATTTAGCACCTAGAGGAAGCGAAACAAATGCTAATTAACTTTGACGGCAAAATCGTAGCCGCAGACGTAGCCAATAGGACTATTACAGGTATGGTAGTCCCATTTGGTGTGTCAGGAAATACCAGCGCTGGCGCTGTTGTATTCGAATTTGGTTCATTTCAGCAATTCGCAGCTGAAGAAATTATTCTTAATAAAGAACATAGCCGCACAGACCCACTAGGGCGCGGAATTGCAGGCAGCGAAATTATCACACCTGCGGGTATTTCAATGAGCTTTAAAATCGCTCCGACTACAGCTGGAACAGATGCACTTATAGAAGCTGCAGAAGGTTTACGCCCTGCGTTTAGCATTGAAGCCAGCGCGGACGAATACACCATAGATAAAGGCGTAATGAAAGTAACCGCTGCTACCTTGCAGCAAGTCGCCCACGTCACAAACCCAGCCTTCAAAAGCGCTCTTATAACAGAAGTTGCAGCTAGTGAAGACGACACCCCAGAAACCCCCGAAGCGACAGCCGCCGAGGAAAATCCAGAAGGAACAATTATGGAAAACGAAGAAACCGTAGTTGAAGCCGCAGAGGAAGTAGCAGCACCAGCTGTTATTCAGGCTGCCGCTCCAATTCGCACCGCACCACGCAGCCCAATCGTAGACGGCACTTCTTACCTAGAACACAGCATCAAAGCTGCTATGGGTAATGATGACAGCCGCCAGTACGTTCGCGCTGCTGATGAATCAACAACAACGAATACAGGTCTAACTTTAGCCCCGCATTTACAGGAATTCATTTCTACCACCATTGACGGACGTCCTACTATTGACGCAATTTCCCGTGGCGCTTTGCCAGCAAGCGGAATGAGCTTCACTATTCCTAAGCTAACTCAAGCCCCAACCGTGGCAGAAGTAGCAGAAGAAGGCGACCCATTTGGTACACCTATGACCTCGTCGTTCTTGACGGTGGACGTTTCCAAGTACGCGGGCGCCAGCAGAATATCTTGGGAGTTAATTGACAGAAGCTCACCAGCATTTCTAACCGAGCTTCTACGCGAAATGGGCGCAGCTTACGCTAAGGCAACAGACCTAGCCGTAGTATCTGCCCTTCTTTCAGGTGGAACAGATGCAACTGCAGTAGCAGGTTCAGCAGACGGTCTACAGTCCTTTATCGCAACCGAGTCGGCAGCAGCTTACGCAGGTTCGGGCAATTTTGCCCGTAACCTTGTAGCTAACACCACTAACTGGGTTAATATCATGGGATACCAGGACGGGTCAGACCGCCCACTTTACACAGCTGCAGCGCCTTCAAACGCTCCAGGTGCAGTAAATGGAACTTCAATCGTAGGTAACGTCCTAGGCGCTTCCTTGTTTGTAGACCCACACATTGGCGCAGGCGCAGACGAAGGCATGATTTTACTAGCTCCTGAAGCTGCTACATGGTACGAAAGCCCAGTCCGCCAGGTTCGTGTAGACGTAATTGGTTCAGGTCAGATTGAAGTATCCGTTTATGGTTACGGCGCTTTGGCTATTAAGAAGCCTTTGGGCGTTCGCGTTTACCAACAGACCGCGTAACTCCAAATAATCGTAGGGGCGGTGCTGCCCTGTGCCGCCCCTACACCCCAACTTGAAAGGTTGAACTTATGGCAATTATTAGTATTAGCGAATTAAAGGCTGTACTTGGTATTGGTTCAATCTATTCAGACGCAGTTGTTCAGCAAGTGGCAGACGCCGCAAGCGACATTATTTTAAGCTACTTGGACTTTAACCGTTCAAGTATTATTACAGTCGAGCTAGAAGACAATGTAGCGACTTTTTACACAGCCGAACCACACGATTTTGTAGTAGGTTCAGCGCTTACCATTTCAGCCTGCGGTAATACCTTTAATGGTTCTCGCACGGTTACCGAACATAGAGCAGATAGATTTAGCGTAGCAATTACAGCTGCCGACGTCATAGCAACACCGCTACGCCCATACGGTAAAGCCGTGCTAACTTCGCAAGCTACCCTGTTTGACACGAACGCTAGCGTGCGCGAAGCCTGTTTAGCCCTAGCGGTAGACATTTGGGAAACCCAAAAGGGAACTATGGGACAGCAAGGAGTGGATTTTGCGCCAGCTCCTTACCGCCTGGGTCGCTCCATGCTTCAGCGCGTAATGGGTCTACTAGGTAAAGACCTAGACACCAATAGCCTGGTGGGATAATGGCAGACCTAGTTAGCCTTAGAAACAGCCTTAGCAGCGCCCTAAGCGCCGCTGGGCGTGTTGTCTATGCTTTCCCTAGGGAGCAGATAACTCCGCCTGCATTAGTGCTAGTGCCTGCCGCGCCCTATCTAGTGCCTGCCAGTATTGGCGGCGCAGGTAATCGTATAAACGTGCGTTTTGAAATAACCGCCGTAGTAGGCGCAGCCGATAACCAAGCCGCTTTAGCAAACATAGAAAATCTAATGTTAAGCGTCTTCGACTTATTGCCAGCTGGAACTTCTATAAATAACGGCTGGTCACAGCCACAAATTCAAGAAGTTTCTGGACAACAAATGCTTACTAGCTCATTAACTATTGAGTTAGTAACGAACACATAACAACAAAAAGGAAGGGTTAGCCCAATGGCAACTTACATTACAGGCAGGGACTTAACCCTGACTATTGACGGCGACAACTACGACGCGCAAGCTTCTACAGTTACGCTAACCGTAGAACCGAACCAAGCAGTACTAGAAGTATTGAGTGGACGCGCCTACAAAACGATTGACTACACAGCAACCTTAAGCGTAGAAATGTTTGCGGACTGGGGAGCTGTAGGTTCGCTTTGTGACGCACTATTTGACGCTGCAGGCGCAGCTGGCGATACTGCTATCGCTGCAAGTTTCACAGCAAATGGTTCTGTGTTTACTTGCGACGTGTTCCCGAACTTCCCAGCTGTTGGTGGTGGCGCTGTAGACGTGCTTACAACTACAGTAGAATTAGTAGTAGACCAAGGAAGCGTTTCCCGCGCATAACTAATAGAACAGGGCACTAAAAATGAAAATAGAACTAAAGGTAACGACAACAAACGGAGAAGTAACTAATCTGACTGCTATCGTCCCTGACTTCGTGGCATGGGAACGACACAGTAAAAGAAAAATTAGTGACTTATCTAGCGGTATAGGCATGGAAGACCTAGCTTTCCTTGCTCATTCGGTGTTGAAACGTACAGGGGAACAGATTAAACCTTTTGACGGCTGGATAAATTCAATCGAGCTAATCGAATTGGCGGACTCCGACCCAAAAGCCACGAAGTAGGAAGTATCCAGCGGCTGCTGCTAGAAATAGCAGTAGCTACTGGTACTACCCCTACATATTGGGAAAACCGAACAGCTGAAGATTTGCTTACGGTTTTAGAGATTTTGGAAAGGAATAATAGACGTGGCTAAAGAGTCCATAAGTATTAAGCCTGACCAGTCAGAATTAAAAGGGCTTTATGCAGCTTTAAAGACCCTAGATAAAGAAGCTAACACTACGCTTAAAAATGAAGTAGCAGCTATTAGCAACTGGACAGCGGGACAAATTCAAGCTAGCGCAGCTTTAAACCCATACCCTAAACAAGCCGCTAAAGTCCTTGCTACTACCCGCGGTAATAAAGACCGCGTACCTAATATAACCATTGGCGGAACTAGGTCTAAGTTTTCTGGCGGCGCTGTATCTGGGCAGGTGCTTTTTGGTTCAGAATTTGGCGCTAATCCTTCCAGCATAAACGGACGCTTTCCAAATGGTGGACGACGCTTCCCAATGCCTAGCAAGGGTTATTCCATTTTTAAAACATTAAAAGATAATCAGGCGCAGATTACGGCGCGTTGGAAAGCCGCAGTAGACGACGTGCTTAATAATTGGTCTAAAGGATAAAAAATGGCGGATATTAGAACATTAAAGCTAAACCTACTTGCAGACGTAGGAGATTTTAGCAAGGGCTTGGAAACCGCTGAAATGAAGTTTAAAAATTTTGGCGAGAAACTAGACAACATAAGCGGTAAAGCTGCTCTAGCTTTCGGTGCTATTGCCATAGGCGCTAAATCTACTATTGACGCCGCCAGCGATTTAAACGAATCCATGTCGAAAACAAGCGTAGTTTTTGAAGACGCTACAGACAGCATTGTAGAATTTTCCAAAACTTCAGCAACTTCTATTGGTCTATCTCAAAAAGCAGCACTAGAAGCTGCGTCCGATTTTGCTATCTTTGGTAAGGCAGCGGGTCTAACAGGCGACGACCTTTCAGCATTTAGCACCGATACTTTAACCCTTGCAGCTGACCTAGCTTCTTTCAATAACGTAAGCTTAGACCAAGCTATCAACGCTATTGGCGCGGGTCTTCGTGGTGAATCCGAACCCCTAAGACAATTTGGCGTTTTACTATCTGCTGATGCTGTAGAAGCTGAAGCCCTACGCATGGGTCTAGAAAAGGGAACTAAGGGCTTCACAGACCAGCAAAAGGTATTAGCGCGGCAGTCGCTTATTATGCAGCAGACCACTATTCAGCAAGGCGACTTTGCACGCACTTCTGAAGGTGCAGCTAACCAGCAACGTATTTTAACTGCTCAAATGGAAGACGCTAAGACCAAAATTGGTCAAGGTTTACTACCTATTTACCAGCAACTTATAGCGCTTGTTGTACCTTTTAGCGGTTATATGTCAGAAAACGCAGACGTTATTAGCAAGGTTGCTTTAGTAGTTTTAGGTTTAACAGGCGGCATAGTTGCGCTTAATTATGCAATTAAGGCAGTAACAGTAATTACTACAGCTTGGAGTGCTTTAGTTAAAACCGTTACAGCTTTACAGGTTATTTGGAACGCGGTTCTTGCTGCTAACCCTATTGGGCTTGTAGTTATTGCCATTGGTTTACTTATTGCCGCTTTCGTTATTGCTTATGAAAAATCGGAAACTTTTAGGGATTTTGTAGACGGTCTTTTTGACTCACTAAAAAAACTGGGCGGTTTTATTAAAGATACCTTAGTAGGGTATTTCGATAAATGGGTAGATGTAATTGACAGGGTAAGGGACGCAGTCAAGAAGCTTATGGACGCTATCGGTAATAGCGCCATTGGAAAGGCTATTGGCGGCATTATTGACAAAGTCACAGGCGGTAAAGCTGTAGGCGGCATGGTTAGCGCTGGTCAAGCGGTGCGCGTGGGAGAGCTTGGAAGTGAAGTATTTGTACCTACTACTGGGGGGCAAATTATACCTAACAATAGGTTAGGCGGCGGCGGCAACACCTTCATTTTTAACGGCGTAATAGACGGCGAAAGCGCACGCCGCAGTATCGAGCAGCTGCTACAAAACAGCGCTAGACGTACAGGGGCGGTAAACTTCGTAGGCGCTACGTTATGACCACCTACACGCCATACCCTAAAGTAATTTTTGGCGGTGTAACCGAATACGCAGATAACACCATAGGCGGCATTTCCCTGCAATTAGGGCGCAGAAACATTTATGAGCAGGCGCAAGTAGGCATAGCCAGTATTAGCTTATGGACAGATGCCGCAAGCCCTTTAAATGTCACCCTGTCGGAAAGTGTCCAAGTACAGATACAAAACACAAACGGCACTTATAACACTTTGTTTACTGGGACTATTTCGGATATTGAAATAAGCCTGCAAGGTTATGGAGACATTGGTTCGGTAGCAATTTATCGAATAACAGGCGTAGGCGTATTGGCTCAATTAAACAGACGTTTAACAGGTCAAGTAAATTACGCTAAAGAATTTGACGGAACACGAATTTATAACATTTTGCGCGACGCATTTATTCAAGACTGGACAGAAGTCCCGCCTACTTTGACGTGGCAAGCAGTTAGCAATATTGCAACGTGGGAAAATTGGGACGCCACTAACGCAATTTTGCTTGACAATTTAGCAGCTCAAATAGACCAGCCTGGAGACTATGAGCTAGAAGCCTATAACGGCGGCGTTATCAACGCTTGGACACTTGCTCAAGATGCAGCTAATTCAGGGCGCGGGTATTTGTATGAAGCTGACGACGGTTCGCTGTTTTATGACAGTTACAGTAGTAGAGCAAGTCAATCGCCTTTAACGCTTACAGCTGACGATTTATTAACCGACGGCTTAAGGCAAGCTGCCCAATGGTCAGAAGTTGTAAATGACGTAACGGTGACTTATAAATCTAATGCCGAAAAATACGCCGCTGATTACACAAGTCAAGAATCTTATGGACAACTAGCAGGCACAAGGTCTACGCAACTAGAAAACGGTACAGACGCACAAAACCAAGCTAACGCATTTTTGGAAAGTCGAGCTTACCCACGCACCTACCCTGAACAGTTGAGCATAGCCCTACATAGCCCTACGGTAAGTAATGCCACAAGGGACGCTTTAATAGCTATGCACGTTGGAGCTAGCGTATTTACTAACGAATTGCCCGCAGTATTTGGAACTACTTTTGACGGGTTTGTAGAAGGTATGAACTGGAACATAGACAGGTATACGGCAACAGTTAGCCTTATTTGTTCGGCAGTTTCAGAGACATACCCGCATAGAATTTGGTTGCAAATAGCACCAACCGTAACTTGGGCGGGGTATACTCCAAGTACGACAGAATGGCAGGATTTATAACCATGGCAGTAACACCAAATTATGGCTGGCCAGTACCAGTAGCGACAGATTACGTTAAAGACGGATACGCAGCTATTGCCGACCTTGGCGACGCTATCGACGCTACAGTTTTTGGACTTGGGTCTGGTGGTATGACTTTAGTAACGCGCAGAACGATTACAGCTGCGGCTACGACAAATATTGACGGTGTTTTTACTAGCACATACGAAAATTATTTAATTATGTTAAATTGTACCGCAGCAGGTGACACGGAAGTTTTAACTAAGTTGCGTTCTGGTGGAACTACAAATACAGATTTTCACCAATGGTACGGTTGGTATCAAGGTTCTGGCGTTGGCTGGACTGCAATTACAGGGGCAACCGCTACGGGTTGGAACTGGGCTTATTGTATAGCTGGGCAGGAATCTACCGCAGCAATAGCAACTATTACAGCCCCACAGGTTGCCACTCGTAGAGCTGCCTGGTTTGGAAATCACGTTCGTTATAATGGTGGTTCGGCAATCGGTTCAACCAATAACGGAGGTCATGTTGTTACGGGTAGTTTTGACGGAATTCAAATTAGCGCAACAGCAAACCTAACTGGAACAGTACGCATATATGGACTAAGGAACTCATAATGTCTGAAACATTAAACCTATTGCAAATTAACGCCGAAACGGGCGAAGAAACTATTCGACCATTAAATGATAAAGAATTGAAAGAAATCAAAGCACAAAAAGCTGAATTTTTAGCAAGACAATCCGAAGCCGAAGCAAAAGTAGTTGCACGCGCCAGCGCACTTGCAAAACTTGCAGACCTTGGTTTAAGCGAAGAAGAAATAGCCGCTTTGTAATGACCGTTTTAACGTGGCTAGCTCATAGCCCTATTGCTTCCTTCTTTAAGGTTTCCAATTAAATTAGGCGTAGTAACATTTCCATACGGCGCTAAATACCAGTCTGGACGCTTACATAAGGGCGTAGATTATAGAGCCAAAATAGGGACGCCAGTTTATGCAGCTGTAGGGGGCGTGATAATACACGCAGGGCGACACGTTTATAAAAAGGGCTGGGGTTTTAGTTTCGGTATTCATGTGATAGTAGACAATGAGCGCTTTACAGACGGCACAGCGGGCTTATGGGCGGGTTATTGCCACCTATCGGCAGTTAGTGTCAAAGTGGGTCAGCGTGTCTCTAAGGGCGATTTAGTCGGCATTTCAGGCAATACAGGGTTTAGCACCGCTCCACACTTACATTTTCAAATTCTTAGCAGCCGTTATTGGAACGCTAAAAAGGCTAAAAACCCGCAGAAATGGCTAGACGCGTGATAGTCAAAGTAGATAGCAACAAAGACAAGCAAGGCATTTTACCAAATGACCCTACAAAGGTCAGGATTTTAGGCAATACAAGCTGGAAGCCGTCGCGTACGACTAAGCGCATGACACTTGAAACTACTATCCAAGTAGAGTTGCCTGCGTCTGGGCTTCCTAACGTTATTCGCTTTAGATTTTGCAGATACCCGAACACAGCTAACGCAGACTACACGGGGCATTTCAGCTACCCAGTACACCCAGGCATGGCAGGTAAAGAAGTCTGGGTCACGCTGGCGCACTCAATCGTAGTAAAGCGCAATATGAACATAGCGGTATATCTAGACCATGACGGGGCAAGTCCAATAGTTTTAGACGGTAGACAGTTTAAGGCTAACTAATGACACTTATACAAGCTGGGCAGTACGCAGGGGCGCTTATAGCCATTTTTACTTTACTGGGCATGTTCATTAAATGGGTAGTTGTAAAGCCTATAAAGTCCTACATAGATACCGCTACGGCTCAAATTGCCCCAAATGCCAATGGCGGACGCTCATTAAATGACTTAGTTACCAAAGTGGACGACCTAAAAACCATGCTAAACAAACACATAGACGACCACGACACGCGCAAATAAAGGCGCTTGACACTTGCAACACTATGCAACGATAATAAAGACACAGGGCAACGAAGGGTAAACATGGATAAGTACCTAACCGCTAAACAAATGGCGGACAAGCTGCAAGTTAATCGCACTACTTTGTGGCGCTGGGAAAAAAACGGAACGCTGAAGCCGCTAAAAATTGGCGGGGTCAAGCGATACAGTCAAGACCAAATAGACAAAAACAAATAACTAACAAAGGAACAGGGCATGTTTTTTAACGGATTTACTTTATTACTAATGATTATAAGCGCTATAGGTGGTTTACTACTGGGCGTACGGATACAAGAAACGCACGAATTTAGACGGCGTGACGACTGGTTAAATGGCGACACCATAGAAGACCAAATGAAGCGCGACGGCTGGCACTTATGAGCTACGACATTTCAGACTATGTAGACGTCAAGACCCGCATAGAATTGCTGTATAAGAAGTACGAAAACGCTTCTATTCAATTTGAGTTTAAAGGTGTAATGGAAGGCAACCCCGACTTTATTTGGGGTATCGCCTATGTTTACAGACACCCAGAAGACCCGCGACCAGCCACGGGAACGTGTAGCGAACTAGCTCAAGGTAAGACAGCGTTTACACGCGGTAGCGAATTGGCTAACTTAGAAACTTCGGCTATTGGGCGGGCTATCGGGGCGCTTGGTATTGGTCTAGGTAAGTCAATGGCAAGCAAGCAAGAAGTAAACAGCGCTAAAGCTAGGCAGATAGAACCAGAAATAGACCCATGGGCTAAAGCAGATGAACCTAAAGGGTTAAGCGTGCCACAATGTCAGCACGGCGACATGAGACGCAAGACAGGGCTTAAGAAAGACGGCACGCCTTACGCGGGTTATGTCTGCACAATCGGCGGCGAAGGTGAGAGCTGCAAGGCTCGTTGGGATAGGTCGAAATGATACACGCTATAAGAGACATGGAAGCACACTTACGCAATACTTGGCAGTTTGACAAATGGGGCTTTACGCAGGGCTGGGGCGACAAAGCAACACTTAGCGACATAGACGGCTTTTACGGGTTTATGGGCGAAAGAAACGACCAGTTTATCTTGGTAGAAATGAAGCATTGGGACGGGCAAGGCGACGTACCTAAAATACCTATGAAGTCAGGGCAGGCAATTATGCTATGGCGACTTAGCTTGCAGCCGAACTTTAGCGTAATGCTGGGATATGGCGATACTTCCAAACAGCAGGTTTACTATTCGGAAGTCTGGAATAACGGCAAGGTACATAAATGTAAAGACTTTAAGGAGTCTCTTACGCTTTGGTGGGCTTGGGCAAGTGCCAAACGATAACGACGTAGAGCGCTGCACCTGCGGCGCTTGGTATTACATAGGGAAGCCATGCGGCTTCTGTGAGAAATGGAGAAACAGGGCATGAACGAAGAAATGTGGAAAAGTATAAAGACCAAGGTGTATGGACATTATTTAGCAGCTAAGAGCCTGCCTGAGTATTGTAAAGAATGTGGCAACACATTAGAGCCTACAGACTTAGGTTACGACCCGTATTCAAATGTGCGGTTATGGGTTAGTTATTGCTGCGGCATTATGGATAAGTACGAAGAAAAAGTAAGCGACACGCCCTAAGCTTCCCCACATTAGGACGTGCCGCACATACTCACTAGAGTACGAAGTCTCAACAACTCACTACGCAGTATAACGTAGGCGCGACTAATAACCGCGTAAACCGCCGTTAGAAGGCGTACTAATGGTATGGATTTATTAGCCCATACAGGCAGAAATGCGAGCTTAAAAGGTGTACTTGAAACGAGCCGCCCAAGTATTAGTAGCAAAACTCTTTAAGCATATGGCGCGGCTGGACATTAGTCCCCATGACGACCCAAGCGAAACGACGGGTTAAGAAATGGTGTTAAGTAAAGCCATTCCTTGCCTGCTCAACTCTGGGTTAAATCCTTGCTAACCTACTTGAATGGATTATGTGCAAGTGCCAAAAAGCGATTTAGTCCAGTACGTTGCAAGGGTAAACGCACTAATTCAAGACCATGACAAACAAACACAGGAACTAAGCGACATAAGAGCTTTAGCAGACATAGTAAACGAAACATGGCAAAGCAGATTAGACCTACTAGCTGATTACATAATTGACCTTAATCCCAAAGAAACCAGCACTTATGAACGTGGACTAATGAAAGCTTATGAAATAATGAAGGGCGAAAAATGAGTAAGCACGGATTACGCGGCAACACCACCAAGCGGGAAAGCCTTAGAGCGCAAGCCTTTAGAATGTATGGAAAG